CGCAATGACTTTGCGTCCGCGCAGCAATTCGAGATTTTGCTTGAGCACCGATGGGCCGCCAGCCACGATGAATGCGGTTTCGCCTTTCCATTCGCACGTCACTGACCAGAAATTCATGCGATATATTGCCGTCGAATGGGGTTGATGAGATCGACTACGGCGCCCGAAAGATAGCCCGATGCATTGTTGGCTAATGCGGGCGTATAATAACCGATCCGGGTATCGCCGTGCTGCACTTCGCGAATGCTGGGATCGCGATTGCCGAACATACGCCAATGATTGACTGCATGGATAACAGCCTGTTGCAACCGGGCCGGCGCCTGTTCCGGTAGATCATAGCCGCCCGAGTAAGTGATCATGACCTCATGCGGCCAATACGGATACATGGATTGCCAGTATCCGTATCCATAAGGATATTGATTGCCGTTCAGCCATAGCCTTCCGCTCGGCGGATCGAAGTGATAATCGGATGCCGTTGCGCCGGCGGCCGAAACCTCGGTAATTTGCACCACCGGATAGAGCGATAGAACCAGGGCCTGCCGAACCGGCAAGCTTTCGTAAGGATCGAAAGTGAATGTCTCGAGCGCGCCGGCAAGCCCGAAACGCCGATTGCAATATTCCGCAATGATCTGTGATTGAAACGTGATCTGTGCCTGCAATGTCGCATCTTCGCTATTGTCCGTGATGCCAAGCGCAAGCTTGAGATCGTCGAGGCTGATGAGATCAGGTCCGGCACTAGCCGTCGATTCATCTAGGATTTCGAGGATCGAGTGCATTACTTGAACCTGATCGGTTCGAGGATGCGTTTTTCATCCAATCGCGCATCGCGCCCATCAGTACCGCGCTTGACGGCGAGTCGCCATTCATCGGATTTGCCTGGTTTGGCAGTCGTCATAGTTTGGGCGATGAAGAATGATCCGCCGAGCGTAACGCCATCGCCCGCGACGTAGTTTGTGCCTTCTTTCCACACGCCGGCATCGAGGACGATGGCCGTTTTTATTTCATGTACCATGTCGCCGATTGCCCAGCGCAAGGTGCGGCCGCCATCCGATGTCGTCACCTTTGCAGTCTTAAATGTCCGCTCGACCTGCTCGCCGATATATTCTTGCAGGAATGTCAGATCGGATGCATTGCGGCCTGGCTCGCCTTTCGGCCCGCGTTCGCCGTTCTTGCCGTCGATGCCGGGCGGACCTATCGCACCCTGCTTGCCCGATTCTCCGCGGTCGCCCTTTTCACCCATCTCGCCGCGCAGACCGCGTTTGCCTTCGAGGCCGATTTCTCCGGGCGGCCCCGGAATTCGTGCCAATGCACGCACTTCAATCAGGGCGCGCTGGCACATGGCTAGGCAGACGCCCATGGCCTCATTGAGCGTGTATTGCGGTGCGGGGATCGTCTGATTTTCGCTCACATGACTTCCCCTTTATGCTGCCAGTAGCAACGTTATTATTGCGGTTTCGTCATCATCATGCTGGCCAATGGCGACGCCGTTCAATTTTGCGATCAGGCCCGAAGCTTGGCCGCATGTGCCGACAATGCCATCGCTCGTGATTGACAATCCTTTGAATGCACCGACCGCCATGCCGACTTGCCCGCGCTGGCCGATGGCGATTGCGCGAACGACGATCTGCCCCGCACTGCGACCTGCCGCACCAACCGTTCCCGTCGCTGAACCAGAAAGGCTGGGAAGGACACCAAGCCCGCGGCCAGTGATGGCGATGGCGCCGAAGGCTTCACCCTCGAGCTCGGGCAGCACGCCATAGCCATAGCCAATAACGGCAGCTGGCCGCGGCCGCGGATAATAGCCGCCGCCAGGTTCGGCAATGATAGCTGGAATGAGTTCAGCATCGAGCTCATCACTCGCGGCGCCATATTCGTAAAGCCAAACAATACCAATATCGACGTTAACGACGGCATCAACAGTCTCGGTGGCACCCTCGAGTATTCCGCCATCGGCAGTCGGCCAGACTGTTTCATCGGCACTATAAAGCGTTGTGTCCGCGCCAGGTCCGGGATGAACCGGCTCGTAAATTTCAGCCGAGATAATGTTCGTGAGCGCATCGAGCGTCTCGGAAGCATCGAGCAAGCCGCCGTCGGCGGTCGGCCAAACCGTGTTATCGGCACTATAGGCAAGGCTGTCGGCATTAACGCCGGGGCGTGATGGTTCATATAAATTGACATCAAAAATGGCCAACTGATATTACCGAGTAGGGATGGGATCAGGCGTGTTGCCTTCTTTGAGCCACGCCTCGTATTCCTGGCGGTCGCGGTTGTTTGGATCGGGCGGTATCCACGCCTCGTCCTCGTTGCGGACCACCATGTCGTTTGCTTCCAGGCGATATTTTGCCATCAGAGCCTCGCGTCGCATTTCATGGATTGAGAGAATTGCGCGAACCCTGCCGCCGCTGATGATTGCGCAATTTGTCTGAAACCGTTTGCTGAAATCGTATCATTGGTTACAGCCCCAATGTTGCTATTGTTTGTCGCACCAATCACAGTAAGTGTTGGACTAGCCCGCATCGGCGGGGATAATATGACATTGGCCGCAAGATATTGATTTGCGGCAGTAGGCGTGATCAAAGCATTTGATGAAACTTGCTGATAATACCGCATACACCTCGCCAACTCCTGCTCATACGCGGGCACGACGAACGGCGGGCCGGTGTCGGTCGCAAAGCCGGTCGCGTCGTAGACGGCGAAGTCCTGAATATACCAAGTGCCAGTAACACCGATGCCGTTCGTCTGTCCGGTTGCACCAAAAAAAGTGCCTGCTGTCCATATCCCAGGTGCTGTTTGATAGGTGGTCCCAGCAGCAAACGCGATACCTACAGTCATATTTTTACTGGTGTCTTTGGGCCACGTACCTATCGTATCACCTGGAATAGTCAGATAAAAAGTTTGAAATGCGTTAACGGTAGCAAGAGCAAAGGTACGAACATAAGTTCGATTTGATGCGGCATTAATGACAATAAGCGCGTATGTACCTGCCATTGGCGCGGCTATAGTAAAGCGCACGACCACAGGTCTTGCGTTCGCTGTGCCCCACGCCAAACGCGCAACTGCAGTACCTTCTAAAGGTACCTGGAAAAGATAAACATCACCCGCTGCAATCGTCGCGCCCGCAGTAGTAATATTCACTGCCAACCAATTTTGTGAGCCACCCACCGATGGAGCATTTCCGTTTGGGACACCGGCTTGTACCCAAGTAGATGCGACGGTTGCATTGACAAATCCAATTATGAAACCGTCGACCAAATATTTATTACTAATGACAGCAATGTTCCCTGCACCGCTCTCCTGCGACACCTGCATCGAGCTGTTGATGTTGAGCGGCACATGCAGCGCGGCATCAAGCGGCCCTTGCGTAATAACGCCGCCAACAATCCACTTCGTGCCGTCCCACTGCCACGTCACGCCGCTGACCGTGAAGGTCTGGTTGAGGGCGGGAGCGTTGGGGAAGTCGATGGCCATGGCTATCTCTATCTCTTATGCAATTTCATAGGTGCCGCCGATCACTAAGCTAGTGCCATTACCGCCGGGATAGCTGTTGTCGTAATTGCGCACGAGACAGTCGGTGGCATTGGTACCTATCAAACCCGTCAGCGCCTTCCCGGTGGCGGCTTGTTCAATTCCAACGACGACTTGATTAGTCCCCGAGTTGACGGCTGCAAATGGCAGCGAGAAATTGACAAAACTCGCTGCCGTTCCATTCGTTGTAATCGTTACGACACATTGAAAGGTGAGAGATTTCCCCACGACGCGATAGCGCATTGTGGCAGAGACGGTCGTAAATGTGCCCGTAGATGCCGTGACCGTCGGCGTGAAAGTTGTCCAGACAGAGCCATCGACATATTGCTTCGTCGCGGCTTGCAATGCGCTCGTTGGATCAGCGGGAAGAACAAGCGGTCCCGTCATCGTATCGCCGGTCTTGGCGACGAAGTTCGTTGCCAGCGCGGAATTGTTGACCGTGACGACCCACTGCTGCGACGTGCCGTCGTCGTACCAGATGTACATCTGGCCGCCGATTGAATCCCACCACAGATTTCCAACTGCTGGTGATGCCGGTGGTGTTGCGCTGATAGTGACCGAAGCTCCGCCGCCAGCACCACCGCCGCCACCACCGGCTGCCGCGCCACCATAAGCCAGCACGTCCCAATCGGGCGAGGCCGTGCCTGGGGTGAATAACAAATGGCAGCCGTAAGCCGTGGTGCCTGCCGCCGCGCCATCTTTCGACCCTACCGCCAGCGAGCAGTAAGTCGGTGCGGTCGCAAATAATCCGGTCTGCTGATACCAATAATTGTTGCCGCTTTGTGAGACTTGCGCCGTGACGCGGATCACCGCGCCCGACAATACGAGTAGTGGCGTTATATCGTGCCAATAAATTCCCGCGTTGTTTGGCGTGCTGGTAAAAGTATCCTTAGTGACGCCATTGACCTGCAGCGTTATGGCGTGTGTGGCCTTGCCGGCATTTTGCGTCAGGATATCGATACCATATTGATCGATCCATCCCGCCGTATTGATCGTCCATTCATTGTAAACGGTATAAGCAGGAGGTGCGCTTTGCGTCGTCGGTGTCCACGGCGGCAGCAAGTCCTCTTCGGTTCCGCTCGCCTGCGGCGCCGGCCGATCGGTGGTGTTTTTATTCGCCACCATGCTCCAAGCGCCGTCCCTCGTTGTGTCTTGTCGAAGGAAGGCTTGCCCTGACGTGGTATAGGGCACCCAGCGCATATAAATATCGCTGAGATCGAGATTGGCCGTAAATGTGAAAAGGATTTCCTGATTATCGCCGGACAGAACATTGCCATCGGCTTCCCAGGCGACATTCAATTGGAACCAAGTCCCATTATCCACCGGAAGCGATTGCAGCACATAGCGCGCCCAAGCGGCACCGTTGATCGTATCCTGAACCTGGATTAGGTCCTTGGCCAGCAATGAGCGCAGCGTATTGGTGCGATCGATGCCATCAACGGTAGTCGCGTGGATGGCGATCTGCGTAGCGTTGCGATAATCGCCGCTGTTGGTCTTGAAGCGGCCCGATACCGGGGATGTGGTCGTATCGTTGCTCGTCTTGTTGAAATTCCAGACACCTTCCGCAGTAGTGCCTGCTCCCTTGCTATAGAGCTCGCTGAAATTTTGATTGCACTTATCGAACGACACGCGCAGTTGATCGCCGGTGCCGTCGTTCGGCGCAGAACCGATATTGATAACTTGCTGCGTCATTTAGGGCATTACCAATCGAAACGATGTCAGCCGCACCGGGCCGCCGCGGTAGATTTTGGTGGTGTTGAGTTTAACTACGGCATCGGAATTCTCGTCACCGACATCGCAAGAAAGCACCTCGCTGCCGTCCGCCGCGACGATGCGCGCGGATATAGCGTTTCCTTGTGCGAGGGCGGCATCTTCCTCAACGATGTCGTTGAATTCGATTTCACCATCCACCGCCGCCATAGCAGCGGGGCTTGATAATTTGAGCACGGCGAGGATGCGTTGATCGGACATAAGCTCGATGGTGCCGCCATCCATCATGGCAGCAAGAACGTCGAGCATGGCGTCGGCGGCAGCTGCGGATAATTCGATCATG